AAAACATTGTTTAGAGGACCAGTTCTGCACGGTAAGTTTAACGAGTCAGGCGTTACTGGATTCAATCTAGAAAACAAATCAGCTAACTACACAGTGCAAAATGCAGATTCTGGTAAAACTTTCACATCAAAAACTGATGGGGTAGTATTTACTTTACCTGCAATTTCTATCGGAAGAATATTTACTTTTGTAAATACAGGAACTGATGGAGCGAACACTTTAACTATTAGCCCAAATGCTAATGATGGTATTTTGTATGCTGGATCTTTAACAGACGATAAAGATGTTATTAATACAAAAGCTACATCAAAAGTTGGTGACTTTGTAGTATGTGCATCTTTAAACTCAACAACTCATTGGACGATTGTTGACGTACAAGGTGTATTTGCTAAAGAAGCATAATAATTAATTAACTCTGAGTGGGGTGTAATGACCCCACTCTTTAATAGGAGAAAATAAAATGGCATACGGACCAACAATAAACACACAATTTGACGGCCAAAGAAAACTTATCTATGTTTTTAATATAGATGGTGGAATGGATGGAAGCGCTGGAACAACTACTATAGATGTTTCTGCACTTGCTAAATCTAAACTTAACCAAAGTTGTAATAGAATATCATTAAATAAAGTTTGGTATAATATTAACCCAACTGCAAGTGTAGACGCTGCAAAAATACAGTGGGAAAATTCTGATGGAGATGAAACTTTTTTATCTTTAATTGGCTATAATGATTCTGATTACAGTTGCATAGGTGGTTTAGTAAACCCCAATACTAATAGTAATGCAAATGGTGATGTTAATATAGTTATCCCTGCACACACAGCGGGTGATACTTATTCAATTATTTTTGAATTTCTGAAATATTACGAGTAGGAGAACTAATGGCTAATACAACTTCAGGTTCTTATACTTTTGATAAGAACTTAGGCATTGATGAAATTATTGAAGATGCTTACGAACGTATTGGAATTCAAGGAGTATCTGGTTATCAATTAAAAACTGCTAAACGATCTTTAAACATTCTATTTTCTGAATGGGGTAATAGAGGACTTCAATTTTGGGAAGTAAAAAATCAAAATGTAACTTTAGTAAGTGGCCAAGCTGTTTATACATTTTTTAGATCTACGGCTGACGGTGTGTCTGATGGCGTAAGCACTACACTTAGTGCAGGAATAGATGCAGCAGTTACAACTATTCCCTTAACTGCGATTACTGGTTTTCCAACAGCAGGTACTTTAACTATTGGCACAGAGGATATTACTTACACAGGAATCTCTAGTTTAAATTTAACAGGATGTGTTAGAGGAGTTAACGGTACAACAGCTGCTACTCACAATAGTGGTGACGCAGTCGCACAATCTCCAAGAGGCATGACTGATATTCAAGAAGCAAATTACAGAGTAGATACTACAAGTGTTGATACACCTATGACAAGAATTAGTAGATCTCAGTATCAAGCATTTTCTAATAAAACAGATTTAGGTTTACCGACTCAATACTGGGTACAAAGATTTGTAGATAAAGTTACAATGACTTTATATTTAACACCAGGTAGTTCACAAGCTGGAGACTTTATAAATTTTTATTACACAAAAAGAATTGATGATGTAGGAGCATACACAAATGCAACAGATGTACCCTACAGATTTGTACCTTGTATGATTATGGGTTTATCTTATTATCTAGCTTTAAAATATGCACCACAAAGAGTACAAGAATTAAAATTATTATACGAAGATGAATTAAAAAGAGCTGAGTCTGAAGATGGTTCTTCTAACTCAACTTACATATCACCTAAAATATATTTTCCAGGAGTTGCTTAATGTCTAGTTTTTCGCAAGGTAAATATGCGTTAGCAATATCAGATAGATCAGGACTAGCTTTTCCATATAATGAAATGGTTAAAGAATGGAATGGTGCATTAGTACATATAAGTGAGTATGAACCTAAACAACCACAACTACAACCTAAACCAACTAATGCAGATCCACAAGCTTTACAAAGAGCAAGAACGGCTAGAACAGAATTTCCAACAGAAGATTTTTTACCAGAAAATCCTTTTGTAACTGCATCTAATACTACATTAAAAATTAATTTTCCAAACGGTGATTTACAGGTAAATGATTTTGTAAGATTTAGAAATGTTAAATCTCCAGTAGGTGGTGTTGCAATATCAACATTACAAATGTCAACAACTTTAAATGGCGCAATAACAGACACTGTTACTACGATTGATTTAACAGATGGATCTCAGTTCCCTGCTTCAGGTTTTATTATGATAGAAAAAGTATTAACAGCTAGTGACACAAGTGATCCTTTAAAAGTTGGGATATATCAAAATGAAGTTATAGAATATACAGGAAGGTCTACACATCAACTAACAGGTTGTACTAGAGGAACAAGCGCACCTTACAGAGGAGCATCTCCTCAATCTACAGTCGCTGGATCTCATTCTAATTTAGCAAAAGTTTTCGGTTGTTATAAAGTTGTTTCTTTAAATGAAACATCAGTTCCAAGTACAGGCCAACCATCTACAATTACACAATTTGATGGTATAAATGTTACCTTAACTAACACTGCATCAAGCACAGAAACAGGGGGCGGTTTACAGTGTACAATTGGACCCGTTAATGATAGAGGTTAATTATGGCAGCATATACACTTACAGAATTAAGAAATGATATTAGAGAATACACAGAAGTAAGTTCTGATGTATTTACTGCTGCTGTTGTAGATAGATTTATAGCAAACGCAGAGCATAGAATTAATACTGAATTACCTATGGACTCAGACAGAAAAGTCCAAGAAGGTACTTTAGTTGCAGATGACAATACAATTAATTCACCAGCAGGAGCTTTGTTTATAAGAGGTGTGGAAGTGTTTAATACTTCTAATACTTCTGAAGCAGGAACTTGGTTAGAGAAAAAAGATCAAACATATTTAACAGAATATGTGGGAAGATTAACAGGACCAGAAGGTGATTTAACAGCACAAGATGTTACAGGATTACCTAAGTATTATGCCATGTTTGGTGGCGCTACAGGTCTTACAGACTCAACATCTGGAGGACTATATTTAGCCCCTACACCAGACGCAAATTATAAATTTAGAATATATTATAATGCAATTCCAACTGGTTTATCGACTAGTACAAGCGGAACTTATTTAAGTAACTACATGCCACAAATCTTATTATATGCTTGTTTGGTAGAAGCATTTGCATTTTTAAAAGGTCCAATGGATATGTTGACATTATACGAAAATAAATATAAAACAGGCATACAACAGTTTGCAGGAATGCAAATTGGGAGAAGAAGACGAGACGATTACACTGACGGTACAGTTAGAATAGAAGTTAAGTCACCTTCACCATAAAAAATTAGGAGATAAATATTATGGCAATATCATCAGCAGTTTGTTCAAGTTTTAAAAAAGAATTACTACAAGGTTATCACGATTTTGATGCTAACGGATCAGGTGGAGATACTTTTAAAATTGCTTTATATACAAGTTCAGCATCTTTAGATGCAACAACTACAGATTACAGTTCTACAAATGAAGTAGCAAATGGTAATGGATACACGACAGCAGGGAACACTCTTGTAAATACTGGCGTAGGTTTAACTTCTACAACTGCGTTCACAGATTTTTCTGATACATCTTGGACATCAGCATCTTTCACAGCGAATGGTTGTTTAATTTATAACACACAAGCTAACGGCGGATCTGGTACTACAGAAGCTGTATGTGTTGTAGCTTTCGGTGGAGACAAAACTGTTTCTTCAGGAACTTTTACAATTCAATTTCCAACTAACGACGCATCGTCTGCTATTCTGAGATTAACAGCATAGGGAGGAAATCCTTATGTCGGCAATCCGAACATTTACAGTAACGGTATCTAACCCAGGTGCTGGTAATAGATATTATATTGACGGAGTTTTACAAGAAACTGTAAATCTTGCAGAAGGCTATACTTATAAATTTGATGTTTCTGATAGTAGTGTTGGTGGACACCCTTTTAAATTTTCTACAACAAGCAATGGAACACACAGCGGAGGCTCTGAATACACAACAGGAGTAACAACTTCTGGAACAGCAGGTCAAGCAGATGCTTATGTTGAAATAGCTGTAGCAGCTTCTGCACCACAACTTTATTACTATTGTCAATACCACTCAGGAATGGGTGGATCAGCAAACACAGAACCATCTGACACTTGGGGACTTTTAGAATGGGGTCAAAATTCTTATGGTACACAAGATACAGCCAATGTTGCTCTTACTGGTGTTTCTATTACTTCAGAAATAGGGTCAGTTCTTGCTTCAGCCGATAGAGGTTGGGGTGCTGATACTTGGAGTAATGGTGAATGGGGAGAACTTAATGATGATACTGTAACGCTTTCAAGTTTATCTTTTAGTGCAGAAGTCGGTACATTAGTTGCTTCATCTGAACAAGGTTGGGGTAGAGCTGAATGGGGTCAAGAACCTTGGGGTGAAAGTTCTAGTCCTGTAGTTTCACTTACGGGTCTTAGTATAACTTCAGAGTTAGGTACCTTACCTTATGCACAATCTGAAGAAGGTTGGGGTAGAGATGAATGGAGTACAGGTAACTGGGGAGAAAATACTACAAGTGTTTTATTAGATGGTTTATCAATGTCAGCATCTCTTGGACCAGAAGGTTGGGGACTAAATTCATTTGGTGACGGACAATGGGGAGGAGAATTTACATTTAAACCTGAAAGTATAATTGTACCAACTGGTCAAACTGCATCTGCTGCATTAGGATCGGCAACAGTCAGTAGACTAGATATGATATTTAGTATTTCTTCACCTGGAACAATTGGAACTGGTTTAGGGACTTTAAGTTTAAATAATGGATCAGACCATGTTCAAGGATTAGCAAGTTTAACAGTGGGTTCTGCGGTAGGATCAGCAACAGGTTTACCAAACACAATTGCATCACCATCTGGTGTAACAGCGACAGCACAAGTTGGATCTATAACCATAGGCTCAGAAGAATTAATTGATTTAACAGGAGTAGTTTTAAAAGGTGCAGTAGGATCAACTACTACAGATGCCATGAGAGTGGGTATAAGTGGCGTAACTTCAACTGCAGAAGTAGGAGCAATAACTATAGCAAACATGACTGTAGGATTGACAGGACTATCGATTACTGCTAATATAAATACTGTAGGTTTAGGAACGATTGGATATCAAGATGTTGACATAACAGGTAATACATCGTATACAGACGTTAACCACGCAGCTTAATAGGAGAACAAAATTATGGCATCAACTTATACGGATCTCGGTCTAGAATTAATGGCAACCGGCGAAAACGCTGGTACTTGGGGAACAAAAACAAACGCTAACTTAAGTTTAATTGAACAATTAACAGGTGGATATCTTTCTCAAGCCGTAACTGATTCAGGAACACCAACAGCTTTAACAATAGCAGACGGTGCTTTAACTGGTACAGCTCAACAAAGAGTTATAGAATTAACAGGAACAATATCTGGAGCAAGAATTGTAACTTTTCCATTACTTACAGAAAATATTTACATTATTAAAAATAGTACGTCAGGAGCATACACACTGCAGTTAAAAGCAGCATCTGGTTCAGGTGCAACAGTTACTTTTTCAGCTACTGACAAAGGATACAAACTTATTTATCTTGATGGTGTTGCAACAAACACAGGTGTTTATGATGCAGCTTTATCACCAGCAGGTACAGTAACAGAAACTGGTACTCAAACTTTAACAAACAAAACCCTAACCGCTCCTAAAATTGGAACATCAATTTTAGATACAAACGGTAATGAATTATTTTTATTAACAGCCACAGGTTCAGCAGTTAATGAATTAACATACGCAAATGCAGCTACTGGAAATAGTCCTTCTTTTACAGCTTCTGGAGAGACTAATGTAGGTATTAATTTAGTACCTAAAGGTACGGGTACTTTGCAGTATGACGGAAATGAAGTATCAACAGTAGGAAAAGCTATTGCAATGGCAATGATTTTCGGATAAGAATAACACAAGGAGAAAATAAATTATGGCAAACCCGAATCTAGTAAATGTAGCAACAATCAATGGTGGTAACCTTGGTTTTAATCTATCAAATACTTTAACAGCAACTTTATTAACAGTTTCTGCAGACGTAATATTAAAAATTAACAGAATTACTGTAGCAAACGTAGACGGTTCTAGTGCAGCAGATGTAGATTTATTTGTTGACGGAATGGGTAACGGTGCAACAGGTATATCAGCAACAGGTGCTGCAACAGTATATCTAGCAAAAACAGTAGCAGTCCCAGCTGACTCTACTCTTGTACTTGTAGACTCTCCAATCTATTTAATGGAAGCAGACATTCTAAAAGGCGGAGCTAGTGCTTCTGGAGATTTAGATCTTTACATATCTTACGAAGTATTAAACGACGCGTAATAGAGGGGAATAGCTTATGGCTCATTTTGCTCACTTAAACTCAGAAAACAAAGTTATGCGTATTTCTGTTGTGTCTAATGATATAGAAACATCAGACGGACCACTAGGAGAAAACAATATGCATGTTGATGGTGAAACTTGGTGTCAAAACTTTCATAGTGGAAAACCTTGGACTGTAGATAATGGAATTGTTTCATGGAAACAATGTTCTTACACTGGTTCTTTTAGAAAAGCTTATCCTGAAATAGGTGCAACGTATGATTCAGTTAGAGATGAATTTGTTCAACCAAAACCTTATCCAAGTTGGACTTTGAATGCTACTAACGATTGGGTATCTCCTTTAGCAAACAATCCAACAGAAAGACCTTCTGAAGAATGGATGACTTTATTTATTTGGGATGAAGATAATCAAAGATGGCACTGTAAAAAAGAAACAGATGATGGTAGTATAGCTTACTGGAATCCATCAACAGAACAATGGGATATACAATAATATGGCAACAACAGTTACAACATTAAATTATTTAACAAGCACTAGAGCGGGAAACACACTAAGAGACAACGGTAGTTTTTCAGGAATAACTTACGTACCTGCAGCAGCAGTTGCTGAAGCTTTTACAACATTTAACGCTGATGGAACTTTTTCTCCTCAAGGAGGAAGTTCTGATTTAACTGTAGTTACAGTCGCTGGCGGAGGCGGAGCTGGAGCTCAAGGATATGGAACTGGTGGAGGTGCTGGAGGTGTTAGAAGTGCAACAAATATAGCAAACCCGGGATCTTCTATAGATGTTACAATTGGTGGTGGTGGTGCAGGCCAATCAATCGGAGACAATGGTGCAGGAGCTGATGGCTCAAATACTTTTATAGGACCTGCTCCTAGTCCAATATTTATATGTACTGGTGGTGGTGGCGGACCCCCAGGTAATAACCAAAACGGTCAACCAGGAGGATCTGGATCCGGTGGAGGACCCGGTAATGCTGGTGTAGGTACGGGTAATGCAGGAGGATATAGTCCCTCTGAAGGAAATAATGGTGGTTATCAACAATGGCCAATGTCTGCTAACCCAGCAAAAGCTGGAGCTGGCGGAGGAGCTGGCGGAGCTGGACAACCTGGACCTGGCGGAAGAGCCGGCGGAGCTGGTAGAGATATGACACCTGTAATTCCAGCACCTGAAGGTGGAGCAACTTTTGGTGGAGGTGGAGCCGGTGGAGCTTATGGTAATCCTGCTGCATCTGGAGGTTCTGGTGGAGGAGGTTCAGCTGGACCTAACGTTCCAGGAAGAAATGGACAAGCAAATACTGGAGGTGGCGGAGCCGGATGGGGTCATGGTACACCAACAAATTATCCAGGCGGATCTGGTGGATCTGGAAAAGTTTTAATTAAAGAATCATCAGAACCTGCATCTAATCAAGGTGGGGTGTGGAATACGCAAGCACATTATTTATACGTTCTTACCGGTAAACTGGGATAAGTGATCCTTGAAAAATTAGATATATTACCACAAGGTGATATTGAAAATATTGAAAATATCATAAAAGATTATAGCTTTCCTTGGTTTTACAGACCTTCTAATTTAAATAATTTTTATTTTAATTCTCATACTTTGTCAGATCTTAATCTTGGAATTAACTCTCCACACTATGATTATTTTAAAAAAATTTTTAATAGGTTATGTGAACAATCTAATATTAAAGTTAATAAACTATTAAGAATGAATATTAATATGACTTTTCATAATTCAGCTAAACATGGAAATTTACATGTCGACCATAGTTTTCCACATTATGTAATGATACTATATCTAAACAATGCATCTGGGAATACTTTAATATTTAACGAACAATACGAAGAAACAAAACCAATTGAAATTGAAAATGTGGATAGTAATCAATATACACTTAAACATGAGATAACGCCTAAAAAAAATAAAGTTGTATTTTTTAAAGGGATGAGTTATCATGCTCAAGAATTTAGTAAACCAAATGAAGAAAGAATACTTTTTATAGCTACGTTTAAATAATATTAAAATGCAAATAAATTTATGTTTTCCAACTGTAATAGGATTTAGTGATTGTCCTTTTATCGATGAAATAAAAGAACCTTATAAAAAAATAATATCAGATTATAAATATGAAGCAAATGGTAGATGTGATGAAAACATACATTTAAAACCTAAGTTTAGTAGACTAAACAATTGGATAATGAGTGAGTTAGATAAATATGTTGAAGGACATCTTTACAAAGATAAATATGAGTGCACTGAGTCGTGGTTAATAGATTATAAACTAGGGATTTATCAACCAATACACAATCATCCTGGTTTTGTTTTTTCTGTTTTATTTTTCTTAGAAGGATATGAAGATGATGTTAATTTAACTTTCCATCATCCTGTTGACGATATGATGAATCCTTTAAATAACACAGCAAAACAACAAGGAGAAACGAATGATTTTACACATAGAGAAGTATATTATAAACCTAAAACAGGAAGATTAATTATATGGAGAAGTAACATAATGCATTCAGTTTTACCTAAAACAAAAAATTGCAAAAGAATAATTTTATCTTATAATTTTAATAAAAAATGAATTTAAGAAATTACTATTGGTGGTTTGATTCTGTAATACCTTCTCAGGTGTGTGATGATATAATAAAATACGGCACAAGCAAAGAATCTAAACTTGCCATTACAGGAGATTTTAACGACATAGAAAAACTAACGGAAAAAGACGAAAACAAATTAAAAAAACACCGTAATTCTTCAGTTTCTTTTTTAACCGAGCCTTGGATATTTAAAGAAATTTACCCATACGTTACTGTAGCAAATCAAAACGCCGGTTGGAATTTTGAATTATCAAATACAGAAAGTTGTCAATTTACTAAATATGGATTAGGCCAACACTACGGTTGGCATTGTGATTCTTGGAAAGTACCTTACAAAGAACCGCCATGGAGAAAAGGTTTAATTAGAAAACTATCGATGACTTTATGTTTAAATGATGCCACAGAGTACGAAGGCGGAGAACTTGAATTTGATTTTAAAGATAAAACAAAAACAGATCCGATTGTTTGTGAACAAGTTAAAAAGAAAGGTTCTATTGTAGTTTTTCCATCTTTTGTTTGGCATAGAGTTAAGCCTGTAACAAAAGGCACAAGATATAGTTTAGTGGCTTGGAATCTAGGAAACCCTTTTAAATGAGTTATAAAATAATAAATAATTTTTTAGACAAAGAACACTTGTCTGTAATACAAGGACTTATTTTTGATACAGAATTTCCTTGGAGAAGAAGAGAAGAATTAGTTACCAATGCTAATGATGGAATTTATTTTACTCATTGTTTTTACAATGATATGGAATCTACATCTCCAAATTTTACAACTGTTATTAAACCTATTTTAATTAAGTTAAAATGTATAGCTCCCATACAAATTAGATCTAATATGTTCATAAGTAAGTTATTTAAAAAAAGTGATTTTCATACTGATTATAAAAATACAAAAAGTAAAACAGCTATATTTTATTTAAACACTTGTGACGGAGGAACTGAAATAAAAATTAAAGATAAAATAAAATTTATTAAAGCTGATGAAAATAAAATGTTGATATTTGACACTGGTACTTTTCACAGAGCTATTACTTCTGTTAAATCTCCTGTTAGATATATCCTTAATTTTAATTACTATGAAAAATAAAAGATATACAATATGAAAACATATGATAATATACTTACTGAAAAAGAAAGAATTGATATGATTAATTTTATAAAAACTAAACTTAAACAATTTAGTGATACGCATCCTGGTTTGCAAACTGAAAGTAATTTACACGAGTATCCAGAAATGAAAACATTTTTAAAAAAAATTAATTCTTATATAGAGAATTTTAAAATTTATCACTGCTGGGCAAATGTTACAAACGGTGATAATATAGCGTGGCATTCACATCCTCCTTTTGTTGTTAGGTCATTAGTATATTATTTAAAAAATAAAAGTCAGATTGGGACTATATTTAAAAAAGGAGAAATTAAAGTAGAGGTCACTAAAGCTCCTGAAAACTCTTTAGCTATTTTTGATGGTAGGTTAGAGCATTCTGTTCCAATTCATTTACCTGAAGAACGTATATCAGTTGCTGTGGATTTAATGTTATGAGTTTTAAAGATAAAAAATATACTATAAAAAGAAATGCCATATCAAAAGACATGGCTAAATTTTTATATGATTATATTTTATTAAAAAGAAAAACAGCTAGAACAATGTTTGACGTTAAATTTCTGTCTCCTTACACAGAATATTTTGGAGTATGGAATGATCCTCAAATTCCTGAAACATATTCGCACTATGCAGATATAGTAATGGAAACTTTATTAGAAGATTTAAGATCTTTAATGGAAAAAGAAACAGGTCTTGTTTTACTTCCTACTTATTCTTATTGCAGAATATATAAAAATGGAGACATATTAAAAAGACATAAAGATAGACAAGCATGTAGTGTATCGACTACAATGAATTTAGGAGGCGACCCTTGGCCAATATGTATAAACCCTAATTCAGAGGAAGGTTATGTTCAAGGTGAAAAAACAGGTATTCATCAAGTTCAAGACTATGTACCATCAACTAGTCCTGGTGTTAAAGTAGAACTAGAACCAGGAGATATGTTAATATATTCGGGTTGTGAACTAGAACATTGGAGAGAACCTTTTGAAGGTAATAATACTGGACAAGTATTTTTACATTACAATAATAAAAGTGAACCAAATGCTAGAGCTGAAAAATTTGATAGAAGAATGCATTTAGGTTTACCTGCTTGGTTTAAAGGAAAAAGTCCTGAGGACTTTAAGTGAGTGAAGAAAGATATTACTATTGGAAATTTGAAGAACTATATTCAAAAAAAGAAATAGGTGAAATTGATAGTCAAATAGATACCAGCATTTCTATAGGTGCGGAGGATGTGCCTGCTGACGACGTTGTTAAAATAGCACAAGTAAAACTAATTGATTCCGTTAAAATAAAATTATTAGACAGAATGTTAGATGCAGTTGTCGACGGTAATAAAAGAAATTTTGGATATAATATATATTACGAAAAACATATAATGAACCACAATACATACTCTGATAAAAACAAAGGTAAATACGATTATCACATTGATGCTACATTTTTTAACCCGGCTTCTGATATTAAATTGACTGCAATACTCAATTTATCTACAGAAGAGTATGAGGGTGGAGATTTTTACATGAATATGGGTAAAGAATTTATAGTTCCTGAGATAAAAAAACCAGGCAATTTAATAATATTTCCATCTTACTTCTTGCATAAAGTTACACCTGTTACTAAAGGAAGTAGAAAAACATTAACTGCTTGGATTGCAGGTCCTAAGTTCCAATAATACATTGATTTTTATAAATATTGCAGTAAAGTGTCTTTTTAAACTAGGAATAATATGCTACAAAAATTAGGTTTTGCTCCAGGATTCAACAAACAAGTTACAGAAACAGGGGCC